GTTAGAAACTAATGTACGACGATAGTACTGGTTACGGTCAGCCGTAAAGTTATCTGCATCGTTTGCGTTGGTTAACGTATTAGTTGTAACGTATGGGTTAGCAATCATACCATAACGTGTCTTGAAGCCAATCTTTGGCTGGAAGGAGTTAGGATCAACTGCACGAACCATTTGTAGAGGAACGTATGGGCAGTAGAAAATACCTGCGTCATAAGGTGAAGTACCCTTATAACCAACAACGTAGAACTGGCTAGCAGCGCCTAAGTTTGCTGAATATGGATCAACATAAACTTTGAAGCGACCGTTTAAGATACCAGCAAAAGTATTACCAGTGTCGTCAACTTGTAAGTTTGTTGAAAGAGCAGGAGCGTAATCTAATACACCAGCCATTGCTAAGGCAGAAGCAACGTCTGCAGAGCAAACGATGAAGTTACCTTTACCACGACGTGTGTCTTGACCAATGTGGTTAGCATCACGTTCGATGTTGAATAGTAAGCCCTTGAAGCGCTCAACTGACCAACGGCCGTTTGAGTCAACGTCTAGGTTGAAAGTAACAGCAGTAGCAGTAGCAGGTGAACCTGGCTTAGCTACAGTGTAAATTGTACGAACTACTTCGCGGTTGATTTCAAACATGATTTCTTGTGAAAGGATGTTTGAAAGCTCTGACTCAGCGTCAAGACCGTGAACAGCTTTCAAGTCTTGTGCTAATTCAAGAGTGTACTCAGCTTTTAGAGCACGTGTACGAGCTGTAACGGTTGTCTTATCAATAGCGAAAGCCATTGAACCGAATGCGTTAGAAGCTGAATCACCAAGTGCTTCACCTTCAGCAGTTGTCATACCCTTACCAGTAGTGTAAGAACCGTCAACTGGGTTAGAACCAGCGTGAGTACCGTTCTTAGCTGTACCAGCGTAAGCAGCGTCGAAGCCAGATGATGAGAAATCAGTATCAGCTTCGTTGTATAGAGCTTCAGTTAAGCCAGCATCTGTACGAACGTTGCCGTATACAGAACGCATAGCGAAAATTAAGCCAGTTGGACCAGTCATTGGCTGAACACCGCAGATGTCGTATGCCATTAGGTTAGGCATCGCACGGCGTACAAGACCGATCATGATAGGATCGTAACGATCGATACCAGCTGTCTCGAATGAGTTGTTAGCAGGAGCAACTTCGGCAAGCATTTGACGCTCTTCACGAAGTGCCTTCTCTTGGTTCTCAAGCAATACGGCGGTTACCGAACGCTTATAAGAGTCTTTAATTTCAGGAAGGTCAGAGTGGTTAAGAACCTGGCCCCATTTTTCCTGTAGTTGTTCTGATAGGTACATTACCTTCTCCTTTATGGGAATATCTTTATTATTTATAAATTAACGGGTTTTGAGTGTTCTGGATATAGCCTGAACGTACTTGCTCATTGTATTGTCCTCGAAAGCAGCAGGGTTAGTACCACTCTCTTCTACGAGCACCTTCTCTGGAGAAGGTTTAGCTGCTTTAGGGAAATAGTTTTCCTTAATTACAGATACTTTCTCACGATACAAGTCCTCGGACTCAAAATCAACGCCCTCTACCAGCTTCATTAGTTTTTCGGCTTCGGTAGCTGCGAGATCTTTAGTTTGCTCTTCAAAAATTTGCACACGTTTTACATCTGCAAGCTCTTTTGACATAGCAACATTTTGCTCAATTGTTTCATTAAGCTTAGATTCTAATGCTTCAGCGGTCTTTTGCATTTCGTCTAGTACGTCATACTTTTCTTCAGGCACTTCAATGTAGTGCTCTTTAAATAAAGTCTTAAGACCAGAGATAAAGTCTTCAGCAATTTCAGTTCTCAAACCAGTGTCAATGGCGATCTTGTTCTCTTCCATCCACTGCTCAACTACATAGTTAAGATATGAGTCAACTTTTTCAACTAAGCCTTCTTTAAACTCAACTAGTTGTGCTGCGTTTTGTTCTTCTAGTTTAGCAGTTACAGTTTCCATCTCGTTGTTTACACGAGCAATAACTGCAGCTTCAAAAATAGAAGTGGCTTTAGTTTTGAATTCTTCAGAAAGATCTTCACCGAAGATAGAATTTAATTGTGTCTGAATATCGACACCTTCTTCTGTGATAG